CCCCCGGCCCGGCCCTTCGACGACGACTCCCTGTGGACGCCGCTGTCATGATGCGCTCGCTCCTGGCCAACACCCTGATCCGGCTGGGCACCTGGCTCTCCGGCAAGGCCCTGCCCCCGGCCCTGACCGGTACGCAGTGGTCGGGCACCGGGTTCGTGGACAGCTTCAAGCGCAACCGCGCCCCCACGCCCAACGAGCTTTTGGCCGAGCTGAAGAACACCGCCTGGGCCTGCGCCTCCATCAACGCCGCCGTCTGCGCCAACAACCCGCCCTCGCTCTACGTCGTCACCCGCCACAACCAGCCCCGGCCGCGCTGCGCCACCCGGCCGCTCGACGGCCAGGCCGACAAGCGCCTGCGGGCCCTGCCCCACCTGGCCGCCCGCACCAAGGACGCCTCCGCCATCGAGCAGGTCACCGACCACCCGCTCCTGTCGCTGCTCCGCCAGCCCACCGCCCCCAGCAACGTGCTGGGCGCCTTCGACCTGTGGGAGTTGACCACCCTCTACCAGGAGGTCCACGGCTCGGCCTACTGGTACCTGGACCTCGACCCGCTCCTGGGCATCCCCCGGGCCGTCTGGCTGTTGCCGGCGCAGAACGTCACGCCGCGGCGCGAGCCGGACAGCCCCAGCGTGGTCGATTACTACCTCTACCGCACCGGCTCGCGCGAGGAGCGCTTCGACCCCACCGAGGTCATCCACTTCCGCTACCCCGACCCGCGCGACCCCTACACCGGCGGCCTGTCGCCCCTGCGCGCCTGCTTCGAGCAGGTGGCCACCTCGTCGGACTACGCGGCCTTCAAGAAGGCCAAGTTCGAGAACCACGCCGTCCCCGACGCCCTCGTCAGCCCCGACACGGTCCTGGGCGAGGAGGAGCGCGACCGGCTCGAGACCCAGTGGAACCAGCGCTTCCGCCGCGGGGGCGCCGGGCGGGTCGTGGTGGCCGAGAGCGGCCTGCGCGTGCAACTCTTGCAGCACTCGATGGGCGACCTGGCGGCGCTGGCGGACATGCACGCCACCAAGGAGGACATCGCCAACGCCTTCCACTGCCCCATCGCCTACCTGACCTCGCAGACCAACCTGGCCAACCTGCTGGCCAGCCAGGCGCAGCACATGCAGCTGGCCATCGCCCCGCGCCTGGAGCGCCGCGACGAGAAGCTCAACTCGCAGCTGGTGCCCCTGTACGACCCGACCGGCCGGCTGTTCCTGGCCAGCGAGGACCCCAAGCCGGTGGACGCCGCCGCCATGATCCAGCAGAAGGAATTGGACCTCAAGTACGGCGTGGTGTCGATCAATGAGGTGCGCTCGGAGCGCGGCCTGCCGCCGGTGCCCTGGGGCGAGGTGCCCTGGCTGCCCTTGCAGTGGGAGCGCACCGACCTGCCGCGCGGCGGCGAGGCGCCCGACACCGGCCGCAACCGCAAACCCCGCACATAGCCCCCGGCTCGCCGGGGGTCTTCCCCACATAGCCCCCGGCTTGCCGGGGGCCCGCCGAGGTTTTCCGCCATGCCCAACTTCCTCAAAGACTACGGCAACACCGAGGGGCCGCTGGGCTTCCCCATGACCGACCGGGCGGCCTGCACCCTGGACACGCTCCTCAAGTCCCTGCCGCGCACCCCGGAGTACGAGTACCGCCACCTCGTGACCCCCAAGGGGCTCACGGAGGTCAATCCCGGCGAGCGCTCGGACGTGTCGTGGATCACCACGGAGGCGCCCGACCGGGCCCGCGACGTGGTCGTGGCCCGCGGCATGAACGACAGCCAGTTCCAGGCCAACCCCATCGTCACCCTCGGCCACTCCTACGCCCTGCCGCCGGTGGGCCGATCCCTGTGGCGCAAGCGCGTCAAGGCCGGCGCCCCGCCGGGCGGCGCGGCCGGCATCAAGGCCAAGACACAGTATCCGCCCCGGCCCGACACCTGGCCCGCCGGCGCCGCCTGGCCCTCCGACCAGGTGTTCGCCCTCGTCCAGGCCGGCCTGCTCCAGGGCAAGAGCATCGGCTTCCTGCCGCTCAAGGTCCACGTCCCCGACGACGCGGAGGTGGCCGCCCACGCCTGGGGCGACCGCGTCGGCCTGGTCATCGACGAGTGGCTGCTGCTCGAGTACGCCTGCGTCTCCCTGCCCGCCAACCAGGACGCCCTCGTCGAGAGCGTCTCCAAGGGCGCCGTCCACCTCTCACCCGACCTGCTCGCCGCCCTCGGCCTCGACTCCCTGCCGGCGCCGGCCCCGCCCCCGCCGGCGGAGGGCCGCGTGATCCCCTTCACGCCGCTGGCGGAGGTCCAGCGGGCGGTCGAGTATGCCGTGGCGGCCATCGATTTCCCGGCCCTGGCCGAAAAAGTGGCAAAAGAGGTCTGGGAACAAGCTAGGGGCCGCGTGTAGAATGCGGCTCCCGTCCGAACACAGCCATCAGGGCACAGTCGGCCGAGGCGGACCCCAAGCCGCCGGGCCGCCGCGCCCGGAGATGGACCCGCCGTGAGACCCGATTCCATCCGATCCCCCCCGAGAGTCTCCCCCATGTTTGTCGAACTCCTCAAACCCTTCCTCGGGAAGGCCGCCGGCGAGCGCCTGCACGTCTCGGCCGAGGAGGGCCAGCAGCTGATCGCCGCCGGCGTGGCAAAGGCCGTCGCCGACGACCCCCTGACCCCGATCATCACCCGCGGCCTGGAGAGCGCCCTGCAGGGCTTCACCCGCGGCCTGGACGGCCTCATCACCCGGGCCCTGGAGTCGTTCGCCGGCGCCCAGCAGCAGGCGCGCAAGCACGCCGTGCCCGCCCTCTTCGGCCCCGGCGGCGCGGGCGACCCCAAGAAGACCTTCGGCGACTGGCTGCTGGCCGTGGCCCGCGGCGACCGCGCCTACCTGGAGAAGCACTACGGCTCGACCTTCGTGGCCTGGCAGACGAAGGCCGCCCTGGGCGAGTCGTCCGGCGCCGCCGGCGGCTACACCGTGCCGCCCGAGTTCCTCCAGCAGCTCATGAGCCTGGTGAGCGAGCTGGCCTTCGTCCGCCCGCGGGCCTTCGTCGTGCCCATGGCCTCCGCGACCTTGCAGATCCCCTACCTGGACGTCACCACCGTGCAGTCGGCCGGCGTCTCGCCCTTCTTCGGCGGCGTGCAGATGACGTGGACCGCCGAGGCCCAGACGCGCCAGGAGACCGAGCCCGCGTTCAAGCAGATGGAGCTGAAGGCCTGGGAATTGTCGGGCTACTCGGTCTCGAGCAACGTGCTGCTCCAGGACTCGACCATCGGCCTGGAGAAGTTCCTGATGACGCTGTTCGCCCGGGCGATCGCCTGGTTCGAGGAGTACGCCTTCCTGCAGGGCACCGGCGTGGGCAAGCCCCAGGGCATGATCACCTCGGGGGCGGCCATCAAGGTGACGCGGGCCGGCGGCCAGGGCACGCAGACGCTGTCCTTCGCCGACGTGGCCACCATGTGGTCCAAGCTCCTGCCCTACTCCTGGTCCACCGCCGTCTGGGCCTTCTCGCCCTCGGTGGTGCCGCAGCTGTTGCAGCTCAAGGACGGGGCCAACCGCGCCATCTTCATCTCGGTGGACCAGGGCGCCGTCAAGACGCCGGTGTGGAGCCTGCTCGGCCGCCCCGCCTTCCCGACCGAGAAGCTGCCGGCCCTGGGCGGCCTCGGCGACCTGAGCCTGCTCGACCCCTCCCTCTACGTCATCGGCGACCGCATGCAGGTCGAGATCGCCGCCAGCGAGCACGTCAATTTCCTTCGCAATCAGATGACGTGGAGGTGCGTGGAACGAGTCGATGGGCAGCCCTGGCTGGAGAAGCCCATCACCCTGCAGGATGCGAGCACGCAGGTTTCGCCGTTCGTGGTGCTGAACTGACGAGCGAGACAGCCCGGGCCGTGGAATTGCCGTTCGACGACCCTCCAGGTCATGTGGTTGTTCCTTCAATGCGGCCACGGCCCGGGCCCCGCTCATCCTATCCCCTTCTTCCCCCGACACAAGGACCCATTCCCCATGAATGACGGAACAACTGACGCAGGCCCTGGGGGTCGCGGCCGCCGTGCCGCCCCAGACCATCAACAACCAGTCCAAGACGACCGGCTCGGTGGACATGTCGCTGTTCAAGCGCGCCTTCTTCGTCGTCGAGTTCGGGGCCATGACGGCCGGGTGCTCCGTGGCGCTGCAGCTGGTGGAGGACACCGCCTCCAACCTGGGCTCGGCCACCAACCTGGCCGGCAGCAACACCAGCCAGTCGGGCCTGACCAACTCCTCGGCCAACAAGCAGATCACCTTCGAGGCCCGCGCCGACCAGCTGACCAAGCGCTACCTCGGCCTGAAGGTGACCGAGTCGGGCAGCCAGAACGTCACCGTGGCCGTCGTCGCCCTGGGCGGCGAGGCCGTCCACAAGCCCGGCAACGCCAACAACGACTCCTCCGTGTCCACCCAGAACGTCGTCAGCTGAGGGAGAACCCCATGAGCATCCTCGGATCGACCGTCCCTCTCCTGTCGGTCGGCGAGCGCAGGCAGGCCGACGGGACGGCCGCCCAGGCGCGCGGCACCAAGACGGGCGGCCAGGCCGTGCAGCAGGAGCACGGCAAGTACTACGAGGCCGGCCACCGCGGCCGGCTCTTCGCCGCCTGCACCCCCGCCGCCGGCGCCGCCCCGGGCACGGCCGTCGGCACGACGGCGGCCTTCTCGCTGTTCAACCCGGCCAGCTCGGGCTACCGCCTGGCCCTCAAGAAGGTCAACATCGGCTACATCTCCGGCACCCTGGGGGCCGGCACCCTGTACCACTGCGGCGACAACTCCGCCAACCAGGCGGCGCCGTCGAGCGGCACGTCCATCACGCCCGTCAACCTGGACCTCGGCAACGGCACGCCGAGCGTGGCCAAGGCGGGCACGGGGACCACCGTCGCCAACAGCCCGCAGCGGCTGTACCCCCTCTGCTCGATCAACGCCATGCTGGCGACCACGGCGACCAACCCGGCCGAGGTCCAGGACGACGTGGACGGGGCCATCGTGGTCGAGCCGGGCATGACCTACTCCGTGCAGGCCGACGCCGCGGCCGGCTCCAGCCCGAAGATCGCCGTCGGCGTCGTCTGGGAGGAAGTCCCCATCGTCTGAAGTCAGAAGGCAGTAGGCAGAAAGCAGAAGGCAGAAAGCAGAAAGAAGGCTCCGTTACCGACCTCTGACATCCGATTTCCGCCTACTGCCTACTGCCTTCTGCCTTCTGACCTCTCCGAGGATCGACCATGCAACCACTCCCCGCCGGCACCTTGCGGACCAACGTCGCCACCTGGGCGGTGCCCGGCCCCCTGGTGCCGGCGGTCGCGTACTGCCTGCCCCACCTGGCCCCGACCGAGGCCTTCGACCCCACCTTCCGCGGCCAGGCCCTCGAGACCACCTACTTCGACACCCTGACGCTCGCCCTGCGCAAGGCGCGCAAGGCGGGCCAGCGCTACCTCACGCTGCGCCTGCGCTGCTACCGGGCCGAGGGCAGCCCCGAGGTGTACGCCCTGTCGGCCAAGACGGAGGGCGCCAAATGGCGGCAGGAAGTCACGCCGGACGAGGCGGACACCCTCCTGGCCGCCCCGGGGTCGGGCCTGCTGGCGGCGCTGCTGCCGGGCGACCTCCAGGCCCGCTTCCTGGAACTGGTGGGGGACGAAACCCTGGCGGCTTGCGTGCGGGTCGGCTGCCGCCGCTACGCCGTGGAGAACGACGCGGACCGCTTCACCCTCGATTGCGGGGTGGCCACGGACACGGGCAAATGCCTGCCCTTCTCGGTGCTGGAGCACAAGGCCGCCGACCCGGGGGCCGGGCCGCCGGGCCAACTGACGGCCCTGCCGCTGCGCCCCATCAAGCTGTCGAAGTTCCTCTGGGCGACGGGGGTCTGACATGGGCGTCGCCGTCCGCAGCAATTCGACCGCCTCGAGCAGCAGCACGACGTCGCTGTCGGTGAACGCTCCCTCGGGGGTGACCAGCGGCGACACGATGGTGTGCTTCCTCCACTACGACCTCGGCCTCTTCGCGTACGGCTGGACCGCCCCGAGCGGCTGGGTCCGCATGGACAACGGCAACTGGAACTTCGACGCGGCCACGAACGGGGTGGAGGCCTGGTACAAGCTGCCGGGCTCGAGCGAGCCCGCCTCGTACTCGTTCACGAACGCGAGCGGCCCGGGCGAGGCGGCGGCCACGATCGTCGATTTCTCCGGCGCCGGCGCCGCCCCGACGGTGGGCGCCTGGAACTCCGGGGCATCGGGCAACACGGCGACGGCCCTGGGGATCACCGCCCCCGACGGCGCCGACATGCTCTGCGCGTCCTTCGGCGGCCACGGCGCTTCGGGGATCACGCCCCAGGCGTCCATGACCAGCCAGGGCGGCATCCAGTCCTACGGGACGGTCGGCCGGGAGATCGCCGCGACCGAGCTGCTCTCGGCGTCGGGGGCCAGCGGCAACCGGACGGCCAGCCTGAGCCCGAACACCCAGTGGGGCGCGGTGATGGTCCTCGTCCGGCCGTCGGGCGGGACGACGGCCCGCCCGCCGCCGCCCCTCGTGTCGGCCCCGCAACCTCCCGCCTCGTCCTTCGATTAGGAGACTTCCACGATGGCTGATTTGAAACTCTCGGTCCCCACCGGCGAAGTGTCCCTGTCCGCGGGCACGGCCAAGACCGTGCTCCTGATGAAGGCGCCGGCCAACCAGCGCCTCAAGATCCTGGGCTTCGAGATCTTCTTCAAGGGCACCTCGCCGACCGACACGCCGGTCAAGTGCGAGCTGATCCGCGTGACCTCCGACGGCACCGGGACGGCGGTGACGCCGGCCCCCAACGACGACGACCAGGCCGAGACGCCCCAGGGGACGTACAAGGCCAACTACTCGGCCGAGCCCTCCTACGGCTCGGCCACGCTGCGCGTCTGGGAGATCCAGCCGCAGACGGGCATCATCTACATGTTCCCCCAGGGGCAGGAGATCCGCGTCAAGGGCGGCAACCTCATCGGCCTGCGCATGACCGCCAGCCAGTCCGAAACCGTCAGCGTCAACGCCATCGTCGAGGAGTGACGTCTCATGCCCGGGGTGATCCAGCGCGCGCTGCGACCGCGGGTGCCGACGCGCACCCCGGTCCCGGTGCGCGCCGCCACCCGGCGGGCCCCGGCGGCGCAGGTCGTCGCCCGGGGCCAGGGCGGGCCGGGCGTGCAGCGGGTCCTGCCCACCCCGCGGCTGACCGGCTCGGCCCCCTTCCGCGCCCGGCCCTCACCGCTGGCCAGCGTTGGCTGGGGCCTGCCGGCACCGCGGGGGGTGACGGCGGTCTTCTGGGGCCCGCGGCGGCAGGCGTCGGCCGTGCCGTCCTTCGTGCCCCGCCCGGCGCTCGTCCGCACGCGCGGCGCGTTCGTGCCGGCGCTGGTGCTCCTGACCCGGCTGGCCCGGGGGGCCCTGGCCCCGGCCCCGCCCGTGCGGACCTTCAACCTCCAGGCCGGCGCCGGCACGACCTTCGCGGCCCCGGCGGCCGTTTTCACTTCCTTCCTGCTGGCGGCTTCGGCCGCGTCCACCTGGACTCTGGCAGCGAGCGTCTCATGAGCGTGCAGTCCAACATCGCCTTCTTCCAGGGCGAGGACGTGGTCCTCAACTTCCAGCTGACGCCTCCCCAGGACGTCAGCACCTGGTCCTTCGCCTCCTCGGTCAAGGACAAGCTGGGGGGCACCTTGCAGTTTTCGCCCGCCGTCTCCGTGACCGACGGCGGCCGGGGCCGCTTCAAGCTGACCCTGACGCGCACCAACACCAGTGCCCTGGCGCCGGGCGACTACGTCTGGGACGTCCGCCGCACCGATTCGGGAAACAACTCCGTCCTGGCCCACGGCGAGATGACCGTCAAACAGGCGGTGACCCCATGAAAGCAGTAGCCAGTAGCCAGTAGCCAGTAGCCAGTAGAAGAGCAGTTTTGTCTTTCTACTGGCTACTGGCTACTGGCTACTGGCTACTTGGAACTCACCATGAACAACGTCAACCTCATCGACGTCGAGCGGGCCAAGCGGGCCATCCAGTCGATCACCGACAACAGCCAGGACGCCCTGCTGGGCGTGCTGGTGGCCGCCTACTCCGAGGCGGTCGAGAAGTACTGCCGCCGCGACTTCAGCCTGCGGACGTACGACGAATTGTACAACGGCAACGGCGACCGCCGGCTGGTCCTGCGCGCGTACCCGCTCGTGAGCGTGCAGGCCGTCCGCTACCGGCCGGTGACGGTCCTGAAGGTCACCAACGCCAACACGGCGCTCAACCAGCGGGCCACCGCGGAGGTGACGAGCACCGGCCTGGTGCTGACGCGGGTGGCCTCCGGCGTCACCGCCGCCGACGCCTCGGTGACCTGGCAGGCCAACCCGACGCTGAACGCCGTCGCCGCCGCCGTCGGCGCCCTGGGCAACGGCTGGGCGGCCCAGGTGGTCGGCGACGCGGGCGGCGACTACGGACTCTGGCCGTCGGCCGACCTGTTCGTGGCCCCCTCCTACGGGGACGGCGTGCGCAGCCAGGGGGCGCTCACCTGCCGGGGCACCTACGCCGAGCTGAAGCTGCACACCTACGAGTTGCAGGGCTACCAGTGGGACCCGCGCGGCTGGCTGCTGCGGGCCATCCCCTACACCGACCCCGAACTGCTGCACCCCGAGGACCTCGTCTGGCCCGTGGGCATCAACAACTTCCGCGTCACCTACGCCGCCGGCTACGCCACCATCCCCGAGGCGGTCCAGGAGGCCTGCGCGCTGTGGGTGGCCGAGGCTTACTACTACACGCAGCGCGACCCGGCCCTGACGAGTCAGAATGTCCCCGGGCAGATCAGCCAGACCTGGGGGGCTTCCGGGGTGCCGGGCTCCCTGACGCCGCCGGGGCGCGTGGCGCGCCTCCTCGCCCCTTACCGCCGGCACACCGCGGGCACCGAACAGGGGTGAGCCGTGGCGCAGTCCTCGCTTCCCGGGCTGAACGTGGTCTGCGACGTGTACCGGGGTTTCAACCCCCAGGACCCCTACGCGCCGCCCAACACGCCGGCGGCCGTCATCGGGCTGCAAGGCTTCCTGCGGCACCACCTGCGCAACGGCCGGTTCGGCTACGTCCCCGCCGGTGCCCAGCCGGTCTACTGGACCCACGTGCTCGCGGTGCCCGTGGGCACCGACGTCCGCAGCGCCTGGAACTCGGAGCAGAACGCCTTCAACGAGGCGCAGGGCGACACGGTGCTCGTCCACGACTACCCCGCGGCGGGCACCTGCTGCGCCTTCGTGTGCGTGATGGTGCAGGAGCGGTCGCGGGGCCAGGCCGGCCCCTACCTCCGCTGCTACCTGGACCGGGCCCGCCCCAGCTACGGCGCCGCCTGCCCCGACCCGACGCTGGGGCCGATCACGAACACCTGCTGCCCGGGAGTGAACTTCCCGCAGACGATCCACGCCACGCTGCACAACGTGGTCGGCTGCCCGCTGCTCGACGGCGTCAGCCTGGCCCTGCCCTGGAACCCGTTCGCCAGGCTGTGGTCCGGCACGACCACCGTGTTCGGCAACCAGCAGATCAACATCGGCCTGGCCTGCACGAACGGCCAATGGGCGCCGGCGGGGAACGTCTGCGGGGCGCCGATGGCCAACGTCCTCCCGCTGTCGCAAAGCTGCACGCCGTTCGCCCTGACCTACTCGTTCCAGGTGTTCAACTCCGGCTGCTGCGGCAGCCCGGCGACCATGCGGCTCACCTACACGACCTGAGACCCCCTCCCCCAC